TGGTTGGCCACTTAATCAGAAATATCAAACTAAGCGTGAGGCTCTTAATATGGAGTATGATCTAATAAAACAGATTGTGCTACATGTTGTTGAGACTGGTGAGATAGATTATGTTTGGTGTGGCCGTCGCTACAGGTGTTGTTATTGGTTGACTAGTCCAAAAGAGGAAATTCGTTCTCTTGAAAAGTTGGCTAATGATGACAAGACGAAGAATAAGATTCGTACTTTCATGTGTGGTGATATTATCTCTTATGTTGTCGCTTTAATGCTTTACGCTAAGCAAAACGATAACCTGTTGGCTATGGCTTCAACAGACCATTGGAGTGCCGTTGGCTGCTCACAGTGGTATGGGGGTTGGGACGTTTTGACGAGAATCCTTCTCCGTATGGGGGTAAATCGTTTTAGATGTCTTGATGCAAAACACATGGAAGCCAGTTTTTGTGATGCAATACAGGAAATTGTTTATAAATGTCGAAATGGGGGTGTCCACGGTATGCCTTTGGCTAAACGGTGGTACCTTTCGAACATAGTTTATTCTATGCTCATTGATGTTCATGGCAATTTGGTTATGAAAACTGGGAAGAACCCGTCAGGTGGTTTTAATACTTTGACAGACAATGGTTTGGCAATGATGAGTGTGTTTTTGTATGATCTTTCTTTTTCTTGCAGTACAGTGGGTGAGCTTGTCGAGGCTTACCGATTATTGTCTGTTAAGATTATGGGTGATGATTCGATTTTTGTTGATGATACTAGATTCCTTGATATCATTGAACATGCTTCCGAGATAGGCTTTAATCTTGTGAGGGAAGCGTCGGGTCCCATAGAAGATTGTACATTTCTTAGCAATGGTTTTGTCTTTGATGAAACTAAAGGTTGCTACATATTCAAACCAAATTTTGACAAACTAATGTCTGGCATTTTATTTTGGTTTAAGAAATCCTCTTGGAGGCTTTGCTTTGTGAAGCTTTGTTCTGTTCGGAAATTGGTCTATGCTTTTTCCGAGTGGAGACAGGAGGTTGATTACTTAATTCAATATTGCTTAAGTAGGCATAATGAAGATATGATTCGAGAAGATCGTATAGATGACCTGTTGTCTTATGACTCAGTGATAGCGAATCTTATGTCGAACCATGAAAATGAGATGTTGATCTATGGTCCCTATGTATAGGGTCTGACTCATTCATTTTCTTTTGTGAAATTGTGCTCGTTCCTTTGGAATTGATGCTGTTTGGGGTTGAGCTCGTAAACCTAATTCCCAAAATAAGCGGTTATACGCTTAATTTTACGTTTATCTTCTATTTTAATTATTAAGTTATGTCTACTAAAGCAACTCGTAGTGAGAAGATACTAGATCGTATTGGTCAGAGGTTGGGTCTTTCTGATGCTGGTAAGCAGTGGCTTATTGCTGCATTGGATCCTTTTCACGACAATCCTTTGGATTGTGTCGGTTATCCCGATGGTAGCACTTCCCCTTGTGTTACTCGTGTTCAAAAGTATACCCAAACTTTAACCTTTCCTCCCGGTTTGACAGCTAATGCAAACTGGGATCTTATGGTTCTAGATACTCCTCATCCTCAGCTGTTGAAACTTTATTATTCTCAGATTGCTGGTACAACAACTGGCCAACCATTAAATGTGTTAGTTAATGTAAATACTAATACTGTTAATTTTGGTGGTCTTTTGTGTGTTACAGCTCCTGCTGGTTCAAACTTCGATTTTAATTCTATTGAAATCGGTTCTACTGCAGGTACATATGCTATCTTTCCTTTAGTTATAGATCCTTCTATAACTACTGGCGACTTTCGAGTTGTAGCGAAAGGTTTTGAAGTGCATAATGTTACTTCTGAGTTATATAAAAGTGGTACTTGTACTGTTTTTGAGATTCCTTTGGATTCTTATGAAACAGCTCAAAGTTTTGAGCTAAATCCGAGTAATTTGTCTATTACTTGTAATGCTTCTACTTTGGTTAATCCTCAATGGCCAATTAGTTCAACAGCTGCTTATTCTTTGGTTAATTCTAAACAGTGGGAAGCTAAAGATGGTTGTTATGTTCCAGGGCGTTTGGGAGAAACTGAAATACCTATAGAAAATGGTTTAAATTTTACTAATCCATTTTACTATCAAGGTCAGGCTCTCACTACACCTATTAATGGGACTTCTCAGACTCCACTTTCTGATAGTAGTGGTCTTCAGTCTGGTATGCCTTCTTCTCTTTGGGAGAATTTCAATTTTACTGGTGCTTTTTTTACTGGTTTAGCTTATCAATCAGCTTTAACAATAAACTACCTAGTTATAGTTGAGAATCATCCCTCTTCTCAAGATAATATCTATTCTCTGGCTAAGCCACCGCCATGTCGTGATGACATAGCACTTTCTATGTATTCGTGCATAGTTAGAGAGATGCCTATTGGTGTCCCTGTGGCACAGAATGGTTTGGGTGATTGGTTCGCTGATGCTGTAAGCACAGTTTCTGACTATATTAGTCCAGTACTTAGTGCAATTCCGCATCCCGGAACAATGGCTCTTGGTGCTGGGCTTCGAGCTGCAGGTAATGTAGCTAAAGCTTATAACACCAACCCAAATGCAAATCCTAATGTGGGCATGTCCGTGCCTTCAGGTGGTGGTGCTGCTTCTAAAGCTGCAACTAAACTAAGAAATGCTGAAATACGGGCTCGAAATGAGGAAATACGTCTTCGTGCGGCTGCTAAGGCTGCTAAAAAGAAGTAATTCCCTTTGAGATTGTCCTCTATGTTGATACCAAACTAAGCATGCAAATAAGACTTAGCGCGATTTCTCATATGACGACCTTCTTGAAATGGTTCCATTAAGTTGGGTGGTTTTAATTAACCATACTTTTTACCATGGATAGATTGTATAATAG